CGGTAGGTTCTACAGATTTGGAAGCAGTCTTCAAACAGATAACTTTCGATAAAGTTTATTCTAAGGCCAATGAGGCCAGCAAGAAGCTCCAAGAAGAACAAGCCAGAGTAGAGGCAAAGCGTTCGGCATCAGTGGTGTCGGGCGGTTCGTCAAGCAAGAATACCGTTGCCGCAAAAGCTCCAAAACCAACGTCGGTCTTCGAAGCCTTTGAACAGGCAAAGAAGGCACTCAACCTCTAATCAAACAACAAGGAGAATAAAATGGCCGGTAATCCCGACTTTAATTCACTGTTGTCAACTACGCTGCAAAACTATCAGCCCACACTGGTTGACAACATTTTCAAGGACCTCGTCCTTTTGAACCACATGAACGAGCGTGGTAGAGTTCGCGTCGAAGAGGGTGGTACTCAAATAATTGAGCCACTGCTCTACGCCGTCAACGACACCGTCGCCACGTACAGTGGTTACGATGCAATTGACCTCACCCCACAGGAAGGCATCTCGGCTGCCGAGTACGATTGGAAGCAGATGGCTGCTTCGGTCGCAATCAGCGGTATCGAGGAAGCAAAGAACCGTGGTACCGAGGCAATCATCAAGTTGCTGAATGCAAAGATACAGCAGGCTGAGATGTCGCTGCAGACAACGCTCAACGAGCAGTTGTTCGGCACGCCAGGCTCTGCACCTGCCGCCAAAGACTTCAATGGTCTGGGTAACATAGTTGGAACCCAGAACAACACGGTCGGTGGCATTGATTCATCAAGCAACTCTTGGTGGAACCCGACACAAGCCACGACCATGGCCGCAACACTCAGCCTTGTCAATATGGCCGATGTGTACAACCGTGCTTCAAAGGGAAGCGATGTTCCTGACTTAATCATCACGAACACGAGCCTCTTCGAGAAGTACGAGTCGCTGTTGACCAACCAGGTCCGTTATCAGGACGTTGCAAAGGCCAACGCTGGCTTCCAGAACCTCATGTTCAAGCAGACGCCAATCGTGTTTGACCTTGAATTGGCAGTTGATGCAACCGCTGCGCCGATGTACTTCCTTAACACGAAGTATCTGAAGCTCACCGGTTTGAACGGCTACTGGTTCAAGACCACAGAGTTCATGAATGGCACCGTTGCTGGCGTTGACGCCCGCTACGCGCTCATTCTGGCCTATGGTCAATTGACATGCAGCAACCGCTCACGTCAAGGGTTCATTACGGCTGACGCCTAATATAGTTTCGTTAGCGGGGGAAGTTTAAAAGCTGTCATCCTTCGGGCAGCTCTTCTCCCGCTAACGGATTCACCGCAATACAAAAACAAACAAACAATTCTAATTAATAAAACATTAGTTAGGTATCTGCCGAAAGGCAAGGAGAAAGAACAACTATGGCAACAAATAATAAATTCATTGTAGAAAGAACAAACGTACTGGCCGACGACGTAACAGTCGGTGTTGCGTACGCAGTGTTGGACAACGAGGATTTTGGTTTCTATGGCAAAGCAGGCGAAACTTACGAGTTTAAAGCCCGCGTTGTCTATAGTGCCTCAGCAGCAGACAAAGGCGCAGCCTTCTCAATCAGCGCTGGTGCAACACCAACCGCAATACACTTCATTTCGGAGTTCAACACGGATGCAACAACGGTCACTCGCACGGCTTGCGTGGCAATTAACACCCCAGACCATGGAACGGCTTCGGTCGCAGTTGCGACTGGATTCAACACCGCACTTGTCTATGGCGTAATCACACCATCGGCAGACGGTTTCATTGGTGTTAGCGGCATCGCAGAAGAAGCATCTACCATTACAGCCAAGGGTACATTGTCAACCCTGTCGTGGAAGCGTGTATTCGTAGGCGATAACGAATAATCTAGCAATCCGTAACGTGCCGCCAGGGGTGAAGGAACCTCTGGCGGCATGTTTCACATTTAGCGAAAGAAGGATAATATGAAAAAAAACAAAAAGAATACAAATTATTCCAAAATGCTTTCCCCCAAAAAGGGAAGTATGCAAGAAGTTTCTGGTCGCAAAAAAGAAGCAAGACCAAAGAAAACTGATAAATAAATATGAATAAACAAACACACGGCCAAGGCCAAGGTTTAGCTGGCACACAGCCCTACGGAATGGTAGAGGGTACACGTCACATTAGTAGCGGACGTGCAGACTATCATGGCGCAGGCGTAGAACTGGCACCACCATCCGGTATTCCGTACGGTGGCGTGCATTACAAGGGTGGTTTGTGCCAAGCCATGAATAAAAAAGAAGAACAATGCAAAGCCCCAAAGGCAAAAGGCACTGACTACTGTGTCGGTCACCTTAATCATTTGAAGAAAATGGGCGAAAACCAAGACGCAGCTTTAGACCCCAAAATATAAGGAGTTTTAAATGGCTATAAACTTTTCTAATGCCAACCTGACACTTGCGCAGATGCGCACGTTTGTTGGCGAACTGTCTGACCTTGACATTGGTTTTGATGCCAATGACGATATTTCAACAGACTTGGTCAATGGATTCATTAAAGAAGGTTTTCAAAAGATTATAGCCCTGAGTCAACGCTATCCTTTTTACCAGGCCAATTATCTTTTTTTTACCGTTGCCAACCAACGTAGTTACAGCACTTTTTCTAGACAAATTCCAACTCCCGTAGTGAACGTCTCTATTAGCGACATACAAAGCATTGTGTCGTTGGTCAACAACACCGAAGCCGGCAATGCCCTGGTATACATCGACCAGGCAAGGGCAGAATCGATTTGGGTCGGGACATCAGACCAGGCCGACATTCCGGCATATTTTGCAATATGGGGCAATCAAGTAAACCTTTGGCCAAAACCAAACGATGCTTATGAAATTACAATGCGTGGATTTCGCAAACCATCATTGGCGTGGTTTAGCGACGAAAGCACTGCAATAGACATCGACCCGCAAATGCAGTTACCATTAATTAACTACGTGATGGCACGCATCTTCCAGTTCCAGGAAGACCCGGAGATGGCAAGAGAATACATGTCAAGCTTCGAAAAAGCCGTTGCAATCATTCAGGGCCAGTTGACCGCACCGTCAAGCAACAGACAACTAATCATGTCTGGTGGTTTGCAACTCACGCCGTACGATTGGTGGTGGAGCGACACTCCAAACCTAAGAGTGTTGCCAGGTAGCCCATACCCGTTAGGGGTTGCGTTATAAATGGCGCAAATTCTTTTTGACCAAGTAAGGGACTTTACCGGTGGCCTGAACTTCCGTGCCGACCAGTTTCAGTTAAGGAACAACGAATCACCTTTTATATTAAACCTTGACGTTGACCCGCGCGGTGGAGTATTTAGCCGTGCCGCATACAGAAAAAAGCACACCACACAGGTAAGCGGCAACTGGAATCCAAAGCTGTTGTTTAACTACAAATATCCATCGGCACCAAGAATAATATTATCAACCGGCAAAGACGGTGCAACAGACGGCAAAATATACAAATCAACTGGTGGCGACTTTAGCACGATAGAATATTCTTCTGGTAACGACCTTGCGGTCAAGTCCACCAACGGCGCATCGGTCACAACTTGGTTGGACGACCTGTATATTGCGTTAGGCAAGGATGCCACGCAAATGTATTATTGGGACGCAGGTTCCACCTATGCCGTTTCGCTGCTGGCTTCCGGTCCCGTTTGGCAGCCCTACCAGGTTCCAACCGGTGGTTACATGCCAAGGGCAGAATTGGTTAGGGCGCATGCAAACAAATTGTTCGTTGCAAACACGTTCGAAGATGGCGAATCACATCCGAACAGAATACGTTGGTCGCACGAAAACAGGCCAGAAGACTGGTTTCAGGACGACTTCATAGACATCATTGCCGGTGGCGAAGGCATCAGAGGGTTGGCCGTTGTTGATGGTCAACTGTTGATATTCAAGCCCAAGGCGGTTTATTTGTTGATGGGCTATGACGTAGATTCTTTCCAGTTGGTGGAGCTTTCAACCAATGTTGGAATTGAATATCCGCAAAACGTAGTCGAAGGTTCTGGTGGCGCATATTTCTTTGATTATCCAGGCGGACTGTTCTTTTTTAATCGCAACGGAATACAGGGCGTTTTTGACAGGTTGAAACCAACGATTGCCACCAACAGAATCAACGCACAAAAACTAGACAAATTAACTTTATCATATGTAAACGACAGAGTGTGGATGTCTGCACCGTTTGATTTTGACACCAATACACAAAGCTCAACATCCAATCCAACTGGTTCGGCAATTGATTATTCCAACGTCAATTTTATCTATGACCCGTCGATAGGTGCAGGCGGAGCATTCACGTTGTATCAGTCGGCAACCTGGTACGGAGGAGCCGCAACACCGATAAATTTGACAGGTTTTGGATTGGTGTCGGGGTGTGATTGGACGGACGCAACGGGCGAAATATATCATCTAATGATTAATCCAAACAGTTCTTTCAAATACGTGATGTACGTCGATGAATATGATTTCGTGGACGACATTCCGCAAAACACCAAAGACGACGTGCCAGAGGGCGACCAAGAAGGCGATTACGAAACGATATACACGACCTCGTGGTTTTATGACGACCGTTACGTCCAGGACAAAACGTTCGTAAGAAGCCTGTATGTCGTACGTCCGGTAGACGTTATAACGGAAATAAACGTCGACGTTTACCACGACTTCAACACAGAATCGCCGGTTACCACCCATGACGTAACCCTTGACCCTGTTATTACGGGAGACGTGTGGGGCACCGGTGTTTTTGGCACGGCTGTATTTGGTGAAAGCGATTTGCAAGAAGGCATACAAAAAGGCGGAAGGCTGAAGAAAGCCAAGGCGGTGCAACTAAAGTTTCAAGGTCCAAACGCCAATCTGGTCGGAGTAGATGGTCCGGAAGGTAGACAGTGGGGAATAAACTCAATTGCATGGAAATTTAAACGCAGAAAAGTCAGGAGTCAAAGATAATGACAACGTTAACAATACCAAACTCATTTAGCACCGGTGAGGTGATTGAGGCGGCAGAAATGAACGCCAACTTCACCGCAGTGAAGACATACGCAGAAGCCTTGTCCGATGGTTCGGGTTTTGATGCAGGCGCAATCAACACAGAAGACATAGCAGACACCTCGATAACCACGGCCAAGATTGCATCAGGCGCAGTTACCACTGCCAAGATTGCCGCATCGGTCACCTTGACCACGCCCAACATTGGTGTGGCAACAGGCACGTCGTTGGAGACAACCGGTCAAGTAGTCAGCCATTTTCAACAGAACTCACAGGTTGCAGGTTATACATTGGTTCTTACCGATGATGGTGACATCGTAACAATAAACAATGGTTCTGCAAACAACCTTACGGTTCCACTCAATTCAAGCGTTGCATTTCCGATTGGAACGCAAGTAACCATCATTCAACTTGGCGCTGGACAAACAACAATTGTTGGAGCAGCCGGTGTTACGGTTAACGCAACGCCAGGATTAAAATTAAGAGCACAATACTCAGTTGCCACATGCATAAAACTTGCAACCGATACTTGGATAGCCGCAGGAGATTTGTCAGCCTAATATGCCATTAGCACCTGGAGCAATAGGTGGCGGAGCGGCGCCGGGCATACCAACCATTGGTAGCGCCACCGCTGGTAATGCCCAGGCAACCGTTGCATTTACGGTGCCATCTTATACGGGCAAGGGTGGTGCCGTAGTTTACCGTGCATTGTCGACTCCAGATAGCATTGAAGCTACAAGCTCTTCTTCTCCGATAACCGTCACTGGTTTGACAAACGGTGTATCTTATACTTTTCAGGTCAGAACAGAGACAGCATACGGTGCCAACAGTGCGTA